AACAAACAATAATTTTCGATGTAGACGGAACGATTGCAGATGTAGAACATAGGAGACATTTTGTGTCTCAGAAACCTGCAGACTGGAAATCATTCAGAGAACAGACGAAATTTGATACTCCTGTACAATGGGTATGTGATATTGCAAAGAGATTCATTGCACAAGGTGACAATGTTGCCTTCTTTAGTGCAAGAAATGAATCAGAAAGAAGTATCACTGAAGCTCAAATCGATGAGTGGATTGGAAAAGGACATCAAGGACTTTTCCTTAGACCTGACGGTGACTTCAGAAGAGACGATGAGTTTAAATCTGACCTTGCAAACAAGTTTGAAGAAGTCGGTGGCAAAATTGACATTGTCTTTGACGACAGGAATCAAGTTGTTGATATGTGGAGAGCAAGAGGAACTACTGTAGTTCAAGTTGCTGACGGAGATTTTTAAAGTTATGTTGAGAGAAACCGAGGTGTCGTTCCCTTGCCTTGAAAGATAGGAGTCGAGAACAAATAACGATTGTGAGATAGAAGACCTCAACTAGAGACCCCAATTAACCTGCTGAAGAGTGAGAAGTGATTGGGGTTTCGCTTATCCGAGACAAAAAAATCCCCTCGAAGGAGGGGATTTTAGTATCGATAAATCGATTATACAGATTATAGAATGTTTGAAACAGCCATCTTTCTGTAGTATTGGTTTGTTCCTGCTGAAGCAAGTCCGTCGTTCGGTGTAGCACCGACAAAAGGATTAGATACCATTCCGTATCTTGTTTTGAAACCAATCTTAGGTTGGAAAGTATTCTCACCAACTGCACGAACCATTTGTAATGGAACATACGGACAGTAGAATAAACCAGCATCGTAAGGGTTAGACCCTCTATAACCAACAGTCATGTAGTCAACACCTGCATAAGGGTCGATATAGACTTTAACTTTTCCGTTAAGAACACCAGCAAAAGTATTGCCTGTGTCATCAACATTCAAAGAAGTTGATAGAGCAGGAGTATAATCTAATACTCCAGCCATTGATAATGCAGAAGCAACATCTGAAGAACATAAGATAAAGTTACCTTTTCCTCTTCTAGTTTCTTTTGCAATAACATTAGCTTCTCTTTCGATTTGGAAAATCAAACCTTTGAATTTCTCAACTGACCATCTTCCGTTAGCATCAACATCTAAGTTGAAAGTACCAGCAACAGCTGTTGAAGCCGCACCAGTTTTTGCTTGAATGTTAACATTTCTGATAACTTCACGGTTGATTTCAGCAAGAATCTCAGATGATAAGATGTTTGCTAATTCTGATTCTGCATCAAGACCGTGGATTGCTTTGAGGTCTTGTGCTAATTCGAGTGTGTACTCAGCTTTTAATGCTCTGGATTTTGCAGTCACAGTTGCTTTCTCAATTGTGAAAGCCATTTCTGCAAAATGATTCCCTGCTGCGTCACCTAAACTCTCAGCCGAAGCTGTTGACATACCTGCACCTGTTGTAGATGCGTATGAAGGAGATGAAGTGTCGAATGGGTCACCAATTGGGTCTGAACCTACTGAAGTAGATGTAGTTTGAGGGCTAGCAGAGTAATCTGAACGAGCTTCGTTATGAAGAGCTTCTGATTTGTTATCTCTTGTAGCGTCTACATCGTCATTATATCTTGCTTTCATGGCAAAGATAAGACCTGTAGGACCAGTCATTGGTTGAACACCACAAATGTCGTAAGCAACGAGATTTGGCATAGCTCTACGAACTAGTGAAATAAGGATTGGGTCCCAATTACTAATCGCTGAGCCAGTAGCATTTAAAGGTGCTGCTTCTTCAAGAGTTGCTCTATCTTCGTTAAGAGCTTTTTCTTGGTTTTCAAGAATGACAGCGGTTACTGCTCTCTTATAGTTGTCTTCGATTTTTGGTAAATCTGAGTGCTCAAGTATAGGAGACCATTTTTCTTGTAAATTTTCTGATAAAAACATTTTTACATTTTTCCTTTAAATTAACCTAATGGTTTTAGTTTACTAATAGCAGATGAGTATCTTGCAATAGTAGGGTCAAGAACTTCGTCTAATGATTTCTCATCTTCGAAAGAACCTGTTCCTTCTTCACTACTTACAGTCATCTCTTCTGCAATGTTGTCACCTTCTGCAGGAAAGTAAGCTTCTTTGATTTCTGCAATCTTCTCTTCGAAGTCTGCTGCGTCTTTAAAGTCTACACCTTTTGAAAGTGATTCCATTTTCTCTTTTTGTGATTCAGTTAGGTCGTTAGACGCTTCCTGTACCACATTTGCTCTCTTCAATGAATCTAACTCTTCAGTCACTTCCATATTCTTGGAAACTTCTGAGTCGAGTTTTTGTTCCATTTCATCGAGTCTATTTGCGAGTTCGTCCATGACATTGTACTTATCTTCTGGTACTTCAACATAATGTTCTACGAACAATGTTTTCATTCCTTCGATAAAGTTTTCAGTCATTTCCGCTCTCAAACCTCTTTCTATTGCAAGTTCGTTTTCTTTCGTCCACTCTTCTGCACAATATGTAAGATATTTGTCAACTGCTTCCGATAGGTCACCTTTAACTTTTTCTACTGAGGTTTTTAATTCTTCTGAATACTGAGATTCTAAAGACTCTTTAATCTCTGCAACTTTACTTTGTACTGCTGCTTTAAAGATTGTTCTAGCTTTCTCTGCATTTTCGTCTGATAAGTCTAATGCTTCTGAGATTGCATTGAGGTCGTCTTCAACTTCTATCTCTACTAATGAAGATTCCAATTCGGCAGTATCAACAGTTTCTTCAACTGATTCTTTCTGTTCCTCTTCTTCTTCTTCTTCGTCTTCATACTTCTCGGCAACTTTAAGCACTGATGCTTCGTCCATTCCTTTTAGCATTTCAACGATTTTTCTAGCGACTTCTGCTTTAGTCAAGGTCTCGTCAACTTCTTCTTCTGACATTTCGCCAAAAGTTTTCTGAAGTTCTTCTTTAGTCATTTCCTTCATGTTGTTGACAATCGCCTTGATTGATTCCATTTTAGTTGCTTTAACAACTTCTTTCTCAGAATCGTCATCTTCTTTAAGTTTTTCTGATTTCTCAGGTGCAGGTGCTGATTTATTCACAGCATCCTTAACTTGTTTTGTTTCGCCTTCAGCCTTTTTGACTGAGTCGACAGACTTGTCAACAGGATTTTCTTCAGGTTTTACGACCTCACCTTTTCCGGATTCTATTTTCTCCGCATCTGATGAACCTTGCTTAACAGGTTTACTGTCACCTTTTTCAGCTTTAGCGTCAGGTTGTCCTGCCTCTGCAACTGTTTCAACAGTTTCGTCAACTGTTTCTAGGTTATTTTCTAACTCTGCCATTTTTCTCTCCTGTTTGAGTATTAAACTTTTTATTTAAGTTTACTTTTTATTTATATGTTATAGACTCTCAACGAACCTTTTCCATAAATTTAATTTGGTTTCCTCTATTTTTGACGCTTGGACAGTGCGGATTTGCTTCTGCATTGCTTCAAGTTCAACTGCTTTGAGAATACCATTCTCCATGACCCACTCAACTCCTTCGTATATACCTTCAACGAAGGCCTCTGGAGCACTTGGGTCTGCAACGATGTCTGCCGCTGTTGCCAACTGGAAGTCACCCTTAACATATTGTGCATCACCTTTTGATTCAAGCGAACCTAAACCTCTTGATGAAACACCTAATTTAGCACCATCTGATATCAAACTTCTTACGATTTGACCATTTGGGGTACTTAAAATCTTTGCTCTCCCTATATAATTATCACCATCTTCTTCTAGTGATGTAATTAAATGAGAGACTCTATCTAAATTGATTGTCGGACCTTCTGGATGTCCTAATTCGCCGAATGCACGGTCTTTTTCAATGAATTCTTTTCTATAACGACCAACTTCTTTTTCCATAATGTCTTTTGGATAGACTCTGCCGTTTCTGTTTTTGATTTCGGATTGCATGAATACACCTTCGATGTAGTATTCTTTCTCACCCTTCTCGTTTTGTTCGATGATTACAGGTGATATTGCGTAATCGTTATATTCAGATATTAGTTTCATTGAATAACTCCTTAAATTCGTCTATAGAGAATGATTCTCCCATAGACTTTAAAACATTCTTAATGTCTTTCATGCTTTTCTCAGCATCTTTCAAGTTTTTGTATGTATCACCTGTGTCCATTCCATCTAAAAATACAAAAACTTCTTTACCTTTTTGTGAATAAGTTAAGTCGTACTTCTTACTTCCAGCTTTAACTACTTCATTTTTAAGTTGTTTATGACCACTAGGCAACTTTACTTTTGCCTCGTTTAGTTCTATGGTCATTTGCTGAAACGATTTCATACTAGTCCTCTTTCTTATCCATCCAATTTACAGACTGTTCGACCCTTTTCATGTCGATATTCTCGGCAGCCTTTTGATGTAAACCTTTAAAGATAGTATCTTTGGCATTATCCATTTTACCATCTTCAATCTGGTCTACTATTTCTTTTGATATATCATTCATTTATTAAAATCCTCCGAAGTCATCTTCGTTTTCGTCACTGTTTTCATCTCCACCACCCTCTTTTTTGATTTGAGTATCGATGATTTTTATATCCTCTTCTGTTTGATGCAACACATACTTTCTGATGTATTCATCTGAGAAGTATTTACCGACATATTCACTCATTTGTCCTAGAGTGTCCATTCGTTCTCTTAATACTTCTGCATCTTTTAATTCTGTAAAGTGGTTGTCTGTTGCCCAATCGTATTGAATAAAATCTTTAACCTTATCAAACTCTTCTGCACTTACAATCTCTTTCAAAATCAATTGAGTTCTCAACATATCGTTGAATACTCTTGCAAATTTCTTTTGAAGTCTATTAGTAAACTTATTAAACTTCAATTCGTCTCTCGTAATCTCTGATGATTTACCCATGTTGAAACCATTATCTGATTCCATACGAGAGATAGGTACATTCAATGCACGATATAGTTTCTTTTTAAAGTATTCTATATCTGCAATGTCATCTAAGTTCTGACCACCTGGAAGTGTAGATATTTCTGTTCCTCTACCACCTTCTCTTCTTGGTAACCAAAAGTCTTCCATCATTGACATGTGTTTTCTATCGTCTTTGATTTCACCTGTCTGAGCATTATAAACAAGTTTATTTCTATACTTGTTCATTACATCTGACAAATACTGTTCTGCTTTTGCCTTTGGCAAGTTACCAACATCGATGTAGAAGATTCTTCTTTCTGGTGCTCTTGATATCCTATAGATAACAAGTGCATCTTCTATCATTGACAACTGATTTGCAGTCTTCATTGCCTTATGTAGATACCCAACTACAACATTTTTAGTGTAGTCTAGTAGACCTGAAGTAGTATAACATACTGCCTCTGGTGCAATCTTGACGGTGTTTCCTTCTCCAGAACCACTCTTGTCAAAACCTCTGTCGTTGAAAAGATAGAACTCTTCCATCTTTGTAATCCTTTCAACATTCGTTTTATTGTCTCTGTCTTTCTCAATATTACGAACTTTCTTAATCTTTATTGGGTCAATATTTCTGATGTCGATGATACCTGCTTTAGGTCTTTTTGAGTCCACTACTTTATGAAAGTAGACTCTACCATCGATGTACCATTTTCTGAATAATTCATGAGAATTCTGATTGAATCTCATTATGTTTAGGATGTGATAAAACTCGTCTTGCACCTTGTTCTTGATGCTATCAGAGAGTTTTGCATCTCTGAGGTCGAGTGATACTATCCTATCCGAAGTATCAGAAGTAATACACTCATTTACTATATCTTCAATTGCTGAGTCACACTCAGGTATTAAAGAGATTTCACGGTATCTTCTAATGAGTTCTGCCTCATTTTTGATACCACCTTCCATGTCGATGTATGACCCATAAGCACCACCTGTAATAAAACCACCTGGTTGTGATTGTATAACTGGTGTGCCATCGTCATCGACTGGCGGTACGAAAGAGATTGCCTTCTTGTCAACCTCTGTCGCTCTTAACTCGTCTCGTTTACGAGTGATTTCAAACCCGAATATTTCCATACTATTATTTATAACACCTTTTTAGGTGCTAATTTCACTTATTAGACTACTCTTTCCCAATGGGAAAAAGCGAATACTGCATCAAAAGTTTGTATTGCGTCACCTGAATCGTAATCCAGTGTGATTGCTCCTATTGACTTAGGATACATATTAAAAAATTCATACCTTGCTAGAACTCCGTCTGATTTGTCTAATTGTTCTACAAACGCTCTGTCTACCATGTAATCTAAAGTTGTTGAACCTCTTGAATCATTGGTACCAGCAATCTCATTCATGTGAGATTCTAAACCTGTTCTGACTTCAAAGTTAACATCGTTGATAACGGTTACAGTCCAGTCTTCGAATGTTCTGTCACCAGGTAATTTTAATGTATTACCCATGTGTTTAACTGAGATATCACCAAATGCCGCACTTGGTATGTTAGCAGCTTTACATAGAAACTCTATCTTGTTTCCTGTTCTAGGGATAAAGACTTTGAATCGGTTAGACCTTGGTCCACCACCGATTAAGTTTGCTTTAAATTGGTCTATTGTTGCCATTCTTTACTCTCCTTAAACTGCTGAATAGATTTCACTAAACTCTACACCACTTCTCGCAGCTACAAAGTTCAATGTAATAAAGTTAATAGAACGAGCAGGTTTTACAAAGATTGAACAAACGAATTCGTTTCTATCAATAACTGTATCTGTATTATTTGTTTCATCACAAATAACTGAGAAGTCTACAAGTCCTCTTCTGTTTTTAACATCTCTTAGGAAAGGTTCAACAGCACTTCTAAATTGTGCTCTTGTGAATGCATCGTTGAATTCAAACAGTTGTGCTTGAGCAGCAGCTGCTATTGCTTTCTCTAATACGATGAATAATCTTCTGACATTAATTCTATCGAATGCAGAAGGTGTTGTTAATGCTGTTTTATCACCAAATAGTACAGTACCTTGTCCAGGGAATGTGACTATTGGATTAATTCTTGCACGATATAAGTCATCTCTACTTCCTTGTTTCGGATTGAAAGCAAGTTTAGTGATACCTAGATATTGACCTCTACTGAATCCAGCAGGTGAGAACCATGGGTCTCTCAACAAGTCTGACCTTGCCATGATACCTGCAGTGTGTCCGTTACCTGGAACCCAACAATACTTGTCATTGAATCTATCGTAAGAATATACCCAACCTGAATCTAACACTGCATATGATGAAGATGTGACATTTGAAAAGTCTGCTTTAACATTTGCTACTTGTGATGATTCTGAAGAAACATCAACGATTGATGTTTTTCTTGGTGAACATATAAACATGCAGTCTTTTCTTGTTTCTGCAAGTAATATTCCGTTATTTACTATTGTGTTATGGTCTGCAACTGTATCTTGGTCTACACCACTTCCGTTATCAGTTCTTGTTGAACCACATATTAGGAATGAAATGTCTACTGTATCTGCATCTGAGAAATGAGTATCCCATGCACCATGTTTTTGACCTGCAGTAGGACTTCTTCCGTCTGAACCTGCAGTTAGTGAATAGTTCACTGGTAATGTTGGTCTTAGGAATGCCGCTGCAACTGATTGTGCATGAGTTCTATCTATTGTAGAACCATTAATGATTGTTGATTTATGACCTGACCACCATACCCACTGAGAATCTCTTGCAATTACATTCTTGTAGTAATTACTTCTTCCTGTTGAGTCTTTGGCGTTTGAGGCACAAGAAACATATCCGTGAGTCTCTAGGACTCCGTTAACTGTTCCTGATATTTCTCCATCTTCGTCAACTACGACAATGTGCATTTCATCAGCAGTTCCTGATACGGCTGCTTGACCTGCTGAAATACCTGGTGCAGAATCAAACAAATTATGGAATTCCCAATATCTATCGATATTAGAACCACTTGCTTGAGCTACTAATAAACCTGTATTTGCTGGTTGATTTAATGCAACAATTGATATAGATGTTCCGTCTGGTTTTGTGACAACTCTATAAAAGTTATTATCACCTTGGAATTGAATCTGGTCTCCTATGTTGAATACATTTGAGGCTGCTACTGAAATTATAGTCTGCCCCACTGCTTCAGTACCACCTACTGTGGTTACTGAGTCATTATAATATGCGTTTGAAGACGCACATACGGAAACTTTGACTGAGTTTCCTAAAGAACCTGCATATCTCGCTACCCAATCACCGACTGTGCCGGACTGAGTTCCACCTTTATAGGTGCTTTCGTAAGATGCATCATTTTTTAGTATTTGATTTGCCCCACCAGCTGCGTTAGCACTGTAGCACAAGTTAGAAATTCTAACTACTCTTAATGATGAACCATACTTCAAGAATGCTTCTGCTGAATAAAAGTCTTCAGCTCCAGCATCGGTATTTGCAGGTGACGAAAACTCATCTATCAAACCCTTACTATCTGAAACTGTTTTTACTTCATCAACAGGTCCCCATTTAAATTGACCTGCAAAAGCACCAGTAGTGCTTGAAACTGCAGGCACAACATTTGTTAAGTCTATCTCTGAGACTTGAACTCCTGGTGATACTTGAAATGCCATACTTTTCTCCTGTTAATGTAAAAAGTGTTTACTAGATTATTTATAAGTTTAAATAACCCAATGAATGCTTCCTTTTACATTCTATACATGTATTTAGTTAATCTAAAAACCATCTATCTCCATCAGCATCGACAAAGGACTCAGTATTGTTCTGTCCTGTATCGAATACACCTGCTGGTAATATATCGTCTTCTATTTGTTTTTGTTGTTCTGCGTATAATAGTTCTTTAACTTGTCTATCAGTTAAGTGGTAGAAGTGTTCTGTTGTCACAAACCACGAGAATAAGACTAGATTCATAACCATATCGTCATGAAACCCTCTATCTGCCTCAAAACTACTACCTTTACTTATAAAAGTCATGAGTTCGGTGATGCCTTCTCTATCACATACTGTCATTCTATTCTCTTCTAATAACTCTTTTAGTGTAGAACAACCTATTCTTTTAATTCTTTTAGTCATTGTCACACCGATATCTTCTGCTTTACTCATACCTTGAACAAAGACATTTGGATATTCTATGTCATAATGTAGTTGTGTTGCAACCATTCCACCCTC